GGGGGGATGAATGGATTCTGTTGTACGGTACGCTGTGGCTCTACCTCCGTAGTTGGAGTCACCACCTCTTCCTCTTGGACAGATGGTGGAACAAGCTCAACTTCTTGAACCATAACAGGCTCTACAGAAGGCATAGGCTGGGGCACAACATCTACCTCTTGCACTATGACAGACTCTACGACAGGTGTAGGCTCTGGACCCACCTCAGCCTCTTGAACCACGGAAGGTTCTACGGAAGGAGTAGGCTGGGGTGCAACCTCCTGAACAGGTTGAGGTACATCCACCTTCCCCATCCCTGTTGGGATGATTTCGTCTATGTTGTCACTAGGCATCCCTGAGTACATTGGGTTAAGCGGGTCATCGGAAGCGTTGTACCCAAAGGATTGTATCGCCTCGGACACCGTCTGGGCTTTCTCGGCGTATGGGCTAGCATACCCCATAGACATCCCCATAGGTCGAACCTCGTTCTCTTGGTTCTTCTTCTGCTCGGCTTCGTACCTAAGTATCTCCTCAACAGTTGCCATCTTCACACCTTCGTGCTTGGGTGGAAATGGGTCTTTCTCTGGGATGACTTGGATAGCCATCTTCTTTGGCTTCTCTACGACAACATCGTCGTCATCATCGTCATCCGATTCTATGAATACAGGAGGTGAGGCTAATATCTCCGACACTCCCTTCGCTGGCTTCCTCTCTTTCTTCTCTGGTGGAAGAACTCCAAACTGCCTCATCACCTCTGGGTCGTTGTACTTAGCATATGGGTTAGGTGCAACCTCGTCTAGCCTCCTATGGAAGTCCTCTAGGGTCTTGTGACCGTAGTATGTCCCCGTAGTTTCTGAACGGAGGTCATGGACAGGAGAGGGTGTGATGGGTCTGGCATCCGTTGTGTAGGACAGTGGCTTATCTGCTTGTGGGTTGTTGTAGAACGACCTTGCAGAGTCCTCCCCTGATGGGTCGTAATACCCTCCTGGAGACCTGTCCTCCGTCATGCGTAGGTATTCCTTCTCTAGGATGAACCTCTGTTTGGTGTTCATACCCCCCGCACGAGACAAGAGACACTTGAGGTACATCTCGTTGTTAGCATCCATGTTCGGGGTCTTGATGATACCGAACATCATATCAAGGGTGGCGTTCAAAGCATTGGACTCTGACACGTCGCTAGAGACTATATCCTCAGAATCCGTCTGGGCTCTGTTGGTCTGGGTAGCTGTTACGATACACCAGCCATTCTCTTCTGCTATGCGCCTAAGCCCCTCTGCTATATGCTTAATCTTTGTATATGAGTTGTCATTCTTGTTCCCCTGCTCGTCCGCCATTATGTTGATATAGTCAACAAACACGACCTTATATTTGAATGGCTTCCCAGCCTTGCTCTTTGCTTGCTCGTTGCTTAGCAGGAAGGTCGCAAGGTCAGACACAGTCATCTTTGAGGTTGGGAAGGACTCAATATCCAAATCCCCATTAGAGAAATTGGAGGCTTGGAAGCCAAGGAGCTTATGCTTCACAATCCCTGACTCAAAGGCTTGGTCGTATTCCTTCACAGGGATGGTGAGGAGGTTACTCCCTATACGGCTCATGCACATTTCCCTCTGGAGCTCCAGAGAGACAAGGCAACAGTCTACCCCTGCATTAACGGCAGCTGCGACTAGGTTGTGCAGGGTATAGGTCTTCCCAGATTTCGGAGCACCCATCATACGCCAGAGTGAACCCTTCCAATAGCCTCCCCCCGAACATTTGTCTAGGAAGGTGAGACCTGTTGTGGTTCTCTCTAGGGTGAGCTGGGTATGGTGTTCAGGGTTGTAGAAGTTAAGACCAGTGTTGAGCTTCGTCATCACAGGGACAATCGCATCATTGAGCTTCTCCTTGATGTCAGAGACAATCGCCACGGGGTCTTTATGAGCATACTCCCCAGCACGCATAGCGGAGGTGGCGTTCAGCACTGCCTTCTCTATGCACTTGCTCTTGATGCGCTCGTCTATCTGGCTGTCCAGCCATTCATTCTCCTCCTCATACGCCACCCTCATGAAACTATCGTCGTAGAGAGCCTCCACGAACATATCCGACATCTCCTCGGAGTTCTCTAGGTCTATCCCTAACGTCCCCTTCGTTCGCCAGATATTGATAAGCCCCGCCAGCATCTTGAAGTTAGGGAGCTTCTTATACCTATTGACGTATTCGTAGTAGGTCTTATAACATAGCCTCAGACGTTCGTCATCGAACATATCTGGGGAGAAGGCTCGAATAGAGGATATGCTTCTAGTAACCCTGAGGAACATCAGCCTCTCTAGGTTACTAGGCATAGGTTGCATCATCAGCATGTCTTCTTGATGATATTGAGTATTTGGGAATTAGGACTATCTCTTATGTAGCTCTACGATAAGGGCGTTCAGGGCATTCAGCTCTGTGGTGGACATATGATGCCCCACCTTCTCCCTGTCTTTCACGAACCTCAGTGCCACCATAAGCAAGGTATATATGCACCTGTACAGTTCGTTGGAGCGTAACATCTCCCTTAGTTCGAGAGAGTCTATATAAGAATAGTTGATGTCCGAGCGGTAGGCGTATTGGTCTTGTGGTCTGAGGTTCTTCGCCTTAATCTTATTGTCGTGGAGCTTCTTTAGGTCTAAGCCCTTTATGTATGCTATGGTAAGGAACCCTATCCTACGGATATAGTCATCGGCGTACTTCGCCCTTAGCCAATCGAGGTCGCCCTTCAACAACCCTTCGTGATAGGAGTTAAGGAAGTCCTTGAGGATATAGTAGTAGGACTTATATAGCACAACCTTACGAGGACGGATATGGTTGGGGGCAGAGCTGATGGTGACCTTCTTCCAGCTGTTAGGCATGTTGTCATATGTGCTGGAGACGAACTTGAAATATATCACATCTGGGCTATCCGAAATGAATGACCCTCTGGTTGTGAAGTCACTCATGTTCTCAAAGTCGTTCATGATATAGTTTGTTCGGAAGATGAATGTCTCCGATACATTGGACACCACCTCCCTGAACTTCTCATCTGTCTGTAAGTCCTCTAGGGTGTCGTCGCTATGGACAAGAGCACACCGAGTAACCACAAACTCATACCACTGAGATTTGATGGTGTCGTAAGGGACTCCGTATGGGGCGGTGTTACCAGAAGATGGAAGGAAGGCAATCTCCATAGCCAGAATAGCATCCCCCATATCCATGTTCTTTGCAATGGCGTTGATATAGGGTGTTAGCCTATCACAAGCATCACACAGGTCTTTGTTGATGGAGAACTCAATAGCTCCGTATTTCTTTCTCCTGAACCTAATGGCGTCGTATCCCGACATCCACTTAGAGGTGTATAGGAGTTTGAAATCCTTCCCAATGTAGGCATATACCGAAGGGAGGTCGATGCGTTCCTGTACGATAATCCCGTCTGCATGCTCTAGGGCGATGTCCTCCACCGCCTGCTGGACTCTAGCTTCACGAGCTAGGAGCCTTATAGCTTCTTTCTTCATATAGTAAAGAGTTTACCTAAAATAAATCAAAGATTGAAGAGAGGTTGATGGATTCTTGTTCCTCCACCTTGGAGATGACTTTTTCCATTTCGTCCTCTTCGTATTCTATCCCTATGTTCTCTTCTGTGTCACCTGCACTTGTGGAATAAGCCCTACCGTCTACGCTGTAAGAGTATTCCATATTTTGCCTCTTGCCCTTCTTGACAATCATATACCTATCTCCTACACTGAAGTAGCTAGATGCCACATTCACGGGGAAGGATATATTCTCTATGTCCAGAAAGGCATTCCTTAGGTCCTTTGCCTCTTTCTGGGCTGCGACCTTTTTGATTTTCTCTAGTTCCTCAGCTCGTGGAATTCTTGTAGCATCCTCTTCCACCTCGCTCTTAGGGAAGATGCGCACGAGAGCAAAGGTCTTTATCCTTTCATTCTTATCCTCTGCTGTCTCGTAGTATTGGATAATGAAATACCCATTGGGGTCATTCTTCCTTACACTCCTGAGGAAAGGCTTAAACACTTTCCTCCATTGCTTGGCAAGCACACCGTGCAAGCTACTGTCCATGGTGAGGGTCATTTCCCCATCTTGCTCTCGGAGGAGAGCGAAGGGTAGGTTAATCGACTTAAAGTCAAAGGAGGTTACAGGGGCGACCGTGCAATCCCTCCCCTCAGAGTCTAGGACAGAGGCACGCATACGGATGGCGTTTCTGTCTTGTTCTGAAATCGAACTCATTCTTTCTTATATGTTTTTTATCTCTTTTGCTGTTAGCTTAGCAGTAGGCTTAGCAACCCTTTTCTCATGTTCCTTCATCTCATCATACGCCCTAAGCACTAAATCCCTGTGGGTCTCAGAGGCTAGGGCAGACAAGATGGTTTTATACTCAACACCTGTGAATCTAGATAGTGGCATCATATCCTCGGAGGGGATTTGCACCCTCTCTGGCTTCAGCTCCTGCTCTAGCTTCTTCCTCCCCTTCGTGTACACTGCATCTGGTGTCCGTCTCACTCCTTGGGACTCTAGTAGGGCGCACCAAGCAAAGAACATCTGCTTAGCACCACACCGTACCCTCTGCAACCTATCTGCTAGGTCTGGGTATTGTATAGACATGATGCGGTTCACCATAAAGGCATTCCTAGAGAGCACCGACTCTTCGATGTCGTATATCCTTCCCCTGTCCTCGTAGAGAATCTTCACGAGGTCATACGGTGAGAGAGATTTCTCCTCTATGGTTATTGCGTCTGTGTCCTGCACTATACTATTCTGAGTATGTTTTGAGAGATAAGCTAATTTGCCTACCTTTGTGAGAACAAAATTAAGTCATAAATTCCAACCGACAAAATAATCGTCTAACAAATCAAAGAACAGAAACAAGAATGGCGAAGAAATCAGCAAACAGCGACAAAGCCACGCTGGACATCCTAGGGATTATAAAAGAGTCCGCTCATGAGGCTAGCAACCAAGACATCCGTGAGTATATAGGTACAGGGCACTACACCCTGAACGCCTCTCTCTCTGGGTCTATCTTCGGTGGCATCCCCGCAGGGCGTGTGGTGATGCTAGGTGGTGAGTCTGGAACAGGGAAGACCTACCTGTGTATGGACTGCATGCGAGAGGCTCAGAAGATGGGATACACCGTCCTCGTATTCGACACAGAGGGGTCTTATGAACGAGATATGCTATACAGGTTCGGCATCGACATGTCTAATCTTGTCCTCACCAAGACAAACATGATGGATGAAATCACCTCTAGCATCATAAAGCTCACCGATAACATCAACGGAAAGCTAGAAGAAGCAAGAAAGAAGGGAGTAGAGGTGGAGCTCCCTAGGGTGATGATTATCATTGATAGCATTGGTGCGGTCTCTACCGACAAGGAAATCGAACAAGCCAAGGAGGGTGATATGTCAAAGCTGAACATGACCAAGGCTAAACAGCTTAGGCAGATGTCCAAGATTGTCACGGACAGGCTTAGCAACCTCAGCATCCCTATGATTGTCACCAACCACACCTACGCCTCTCAAGGGACATATGTTCCCACAAGGGTCTTCTCTGGTGGTGAGGGGTTGATATACTTATCCTCCATTGCTCTGATGCTCTATAAGTCTAACCTCGACGGAAAGGATAAAGAGAGTGACACATTGAAGCAGGAGCTTGAGGGGCTAGGGTTGAAGGCTGGGAAGTCAGGTAGCCTGATAACCTGCAAGACAGAGAAGAACAGGTTTGCAAAGCCTATATCATCTAACTTCCAAATCTCTTTCTACACAAAGAATAATCCCTATATCGGCCTAGAAACGTTCCTCTCTTGGGATGCGGTT